GCCCAGCACCGCGATCATGATGAATGACAGCACGCTGGCCGCAGTTCGCAAGCTGAAGGACGGCAACGGCAACTACCTCTGGCAGATGGGCAACTATCAGGCAGGCATCCCGCAGAACATTCTCGGCTACAACGTGGTCGTGAACCAAGCGATGGATAGCCTGGCAGCCGCCAAGAAGGTCATGCTGTTCGGTGACATGTCGAAGTTCTACGTTCGCAAGGTCGGCGCGCCGTCGCTGTACGTTGCACGCGAGCGCTTCGCACCCGACTACGGTATCCTTGGCTACATCCGTTTCGACGGTGTGCTGACTAATACCGCAGCCGTCAAGCACCTCATCACTGCCGCATCGTAAGATCGGCTTCTAGGGCGGCGGGGCAACCCGCCGTCTCACTAAGCCGAAAGGAGGCACAACATGAAAGTCCGACTTCTGACAAGCATGGCTGGCATTGATTTCTCGCACAATCAGGGCGACGAAATCGACTGCAACGAAGCCGAGGCAAAACGGTTCATTGAGGCTGGCATTGCCGAGCCGATCACTGCTGCACCCAAGGTAGAGCGCGCGGTTGCCAAGCCACGCACCCGGAAGGCTGTTTCTGAGGAATAAGCAATGCCCGCACCCCTCGCCTGCCACCACACGCTTGAACTTCTAGACGCCCCAGCCACCACCCCGATCACTCTGGCCGAGGTGAAGGACCAGTTGCGTGTTGAGGGCAGCGACGATGATGTGATCCTGACCCGCCTGATCGACGTTGCGGTGGCCTATACTGACGTGAAGGGTGCTTTGGGGCAGGCGATGATTACCCAGAAATGGGGGCAGTGGGTGAACAGCACACCGCCACAAACGGTGTCGCTGATCCTCGGCCCGGTCACGGGCGTGACAGCGGTCAAATACTACGACACAGACGGTGTGTTGCAGACTGACACGCTGTCTAATTACCAAGTGACAGGCACTGAGTTCGCCACGATCATCGGCCCTAAGATCGGGTTCAACTGGCCGGTGACGCAGGATCGGTCAGACGCCATCCGCATTGAATATGAGATCGGATACGGCACCGCGAAAACAGACGTGCCGCAGACGATACGCCACGCGCTGATGCTGCTGGTCGGCCACTGGTACGACAACCGCGAAAACACTCAGATGGACGAACTGTCCAACATTCCATTCGGCTTTGAAAGCCTCCTGAACATGCACCGGAACTGCTGGTATGGTTAAGGCTGGCCAATATCGTGAGCGCGCCGAGTTCCAGCGGCTGTCAGAAGGCAGCGTTGACAGCTATGGCAACGTCTACACCGGGTGGTCATCGCTGGCCACGCGGTGGGCTGACATGCGCGAAACGACAGGCAAGGAGGCCATCGAAGGCGGCGCGATGTTTAACACCAGCATGGCCACCATGCGGGTGCGCAGCGACAGCACCACGCAAGGCATCACAACCGCCGACCGTGTTGTGATCCGGGGCGTGACGTGGGCAATCAAAGGCCTTGTGCAGATCGACCGCAAGAACACCGTTCTGGAGTTCAAGTTGGAACGCGGGGTGGCGGCATGAAGATCGAAGGCGTGAAAAAGCTGCTGCGCCAGTTAGGCGATTTGCCAGATGAAGCGCACTTGTCGCTTAAAAAATCTATTGAGCGCACAGTAAAAAGTGGCGCAACAAAAGCGCGAGCGGTTGCCCCTGACGTAACAGGTGATTTCAAGCGTGGAATTGGAAGTCATGTTATCTCAAGTCCAGATTACATTACTGGCTTCATCAATTTTTATGATGGCAGCGCAGATGATGGATTAGCTGCCAACGCTATCAACTATGGCTGGGGCAATAACCAATATGGGTATCATGTCCGCGAATACACAAAAATGGTGATTGAAAAGCGTCACAAGACTGCTGTTCGGCGTCAGCTTAAAAAGGCAATCAAGGAGGCGCTGAATGGCTGATGGCTTTTCTCTAGCGCTTCAGGCGGGCCTGCGGGCTGCTCTGGTGGCCAACTCTGATGTGACTGCACTGGTCAGCACTCGCGTCTATGATGAGCCGCCACAGACGCCCACATTCCCTTATGTGAGGTTTCTGGCCATTGAGCCAGAAGCGTTTGACACAGACAACACCGAGGGCGCGCTGGTCACAGTCACGTTTGAATGTCATTCGCGCAGCGCTTCTGGTAGAGTAGAGGCAGCGCGCGTTGCGGAGGCCGTCAAGACGGCGCTGCATCGCCAAGAAACTGCCGTGACGGTGACAGGTCACACGCTCGTTGAATTGATTTTCGAGAACTATTCTGTCACAAGAGACCCCGAGGGCCGTGGCTACACGGCAGTCGTGGCGCTTCAGGCAATGCTTGAAGCAACCGCCTAACCCCCCGCGCTGTGGGCAAGCGCATGATGAAGGAGGCCGATCATGGCTAAACAACTTGGACGCGCCCTGCTGGTGAAGATCGGGGACGGCGAAGCATCTGAAACATTCAGCAACCTCTGCGGGCTGAACAGCAAGACCCTGACCATCAATAACACGTCGATTGATGTGACGACTGCTGATTGCACGACACCAGAAGGCACCCTTTGGACCGAGACGCTGGCCGGTCTGAAGAACGTGTCTGTCTCGGGTGATGGCTACTTTGAAGACAGCACCACCGAAGCGCGCATGAACACTGTCGCCATGCAGAACGACAACAAGGCAAACTTCCAGATCGTTGTGCCTGATTTCGGTACCTATGCTGGATCGTTCCGCATCGCGTCTTTGGAGTTCGGCGGCGAAACCGAGGGCGGCGTGACTTATTCGCTGTCGCTCGAAAGCACCGGGGCTGTGACGTTCACGGCGGCGTGATGACCATCACTGCTGAAGCACCGCGCGGGGGCATCGTCGAGTATCTCGGCGGTGCCTCTCGCACTTTTGTCCTCCGCAACCGTGAAATCGAGCGCTTTGAAGACAAGCACCGTGGCATCTTTGATCTATTCGACGGCCTGTTCGGAAAAGGTCAGCGCCCCAACAGCCGCGAGGTCAGGGACATTCTTGCGCTTGGCCTTGTTGGCGGTGGAATGAAGGACCACGAAGCGGATGAGGTTATCACCAACTGCAACCCGGAAGACCTGCAAAGAATGTTCGCAATCGCTCAGGCGGTGGTCGGTGTGGCGTTCATGCCTGATGCGATCGACGAAGCAGAGGCGCAGTCAAAAAAAAAGATAAACGAAGCGGAAAACTCCCCGGCAGATTAGACGTTCGAAACATGATCGTCAGCGGACTGGTGATTGGCTTACAACCTGATGCAATCCGTGATATGGTGCCAAAGGACACTTGGGACATCTTCGGGCGCTGGGCTGAAAGCCAGACATCCCCGAAGCCCGGTTCTGGCGCGATGAGCGCAGAGGATTACCGCGATCTGGTGAGGCGCGTCGATGGCCATTAGTGCTGAACAGCTTAATATCAGGCTTACCGCAGAGACAAAAAACTTGCGGCAAGAATTGTCGAATGCGGAAAAACGAATCAAAAGATTTGAGCGTCAGACCAATGGCGATCTGGGGCGTGCTTCCAAGAGTTTCGCGGCCTTGGCAGTTGCCGCTCGCGGCCTTCTGCCAGCACTTGGCGCGGCTGTCGTTGTTCAAAATATCAAGCGTGTCACAGCGCAGATGGATACCATCGGCAAGAAAGCCGACCAGATCGGCCTGACAACTGATGCCTTGCAAGAACTCACATTCGTCGCTGAAGGCGCTGGCGTCTCGCAAGAAAAGTTCACCTCCAGCATGGAGCGGTTCAGCAAGCGGCTTGGCGAGGCCACGCTTGGCATAGGCGCTGCATCAAAGATGCTGAAAACAATGGGCCTTGATGCCAAGGAATTGACGCAAATCCCCTTGGATCAGGCGCTTAGCCAAGTCGCTGACAAGATGGCGCAGATCAAAGACCCGACCCAGCGCGCAGCAGCAGCGGCGGCGATCTTTGGCCGCGAGGGCGTGGCCATGGTCAATCTTCTGCGTGAAGGGTCCGATGGCCTTGATCGCATGAGGCAGGCCGCAAATGATGCGGGTGCGGTGATTGACGAAAAGCTGATCCGCGAAGCCGAAGAGGCACAAACTAGGCTGGATGCCGCTGCCAGAGTAATCAACGCGCAACTTGCCATTGGTCTTTCCAATTTGACGCCACTTCTTGTTGGTGCCGCTGAAGGCTTCGCAGATTTGGCCAAGCGCGTTGGCGATTTCATAAAGGCGCAAGAGCCGTCGAGTCTGGCGGTAAACCAGCTTATATCCGATATTGATTTCATAAAATCGCTGATGGGCGAAGGCGTCACTGTTGAAGGGATCGTTTCTGCTGGTGCCGTTGAGGAAGTTCTGGATATGGCCGAGGCCACTGAAGAACTGAGCGAAAAACTCAGCGACATGAAATTCGAATTGGGTTCGACCCGAAGCGCGATCAACAACATGTCAAGCACGCTGAGAGGGGAAGCCCGACAGAACGCGAATGCGCTAAAAACTGAACTTCGCGAGTTGATGGAGGCTCTTGGCGATCTTTCCATGCGGATGGAAGGCGGCATGAATGTCGATCAAGTCAATGTGGAAATGACCACAATGATTGAGCGCGTTGCCGAGGTTCAAGCCGCTCTAATTGCTTTGGACGAACAAAAATTCGGGAACCTTGGCGGCGCGCTTGGTGGCATCATTGAAATTCTGAATCGCGTTAAAACTGCGGCCTTCAATGCGGCGATGTCTATGCCGGGTGCCGCTGGTGGTGGTGGTATTGTTTCAACATTCCCCGGCATGGCGGCTGGTGGGCCAATGGGGCTTGTGCCGCTGACACCTCCCGGAACTGGCGACGACACCACTACATTGACCGACACATCTGGCGGCGGCAAAGACCCGCACCAAAAGCTGAAGGCCGATCTTGAAAGCCTGCGCGAGTATCTTGACGAATACCGCATGAGTGAGACCGAGGCGCAGATAGCAGAGTTTGAAACCCGCCAACAGGTTCTTGAAGAGGCGTTGAACAACGAACTGCTGACGCAAGAAGAATACAACCGCCTCAAAGAGGAAAACCAGAGACAGCATTCACAGAAAATCGCAGACATTGTTGCGGCTGAACGGGCTGTCCGCCTTGGTGAAATGTCCAGCATGTTCTCCGCGCTGGCTGACATTGCCGAGCATGGCGGCAAAAAGGCCGTCAAAGCGCAAGCTGTCCTGTCGGCTGCGGCCACCATGATTGCAGCCTACGAAAACGCTGTGACAGCCGCTGCAAAGGCGCAGACAATCCCCGGAAAGATCGCGGCCTATGCCGGGTTCCTTGCGCAAGGTCTGGCCGCTGTGAAGCAGATTCAGAGCATCGGCAACAGCGCACGGGCAACAAGTGGCGGCGGTGGTGGTGGTGGCGCAGGCGCAGCGGCGGCTCCGCAGGTATCCCGCAATGTTGCCATCCAGCTTACGGGCGGGGATATGTATAGCAGGGATCAAGTCATTCAACTGATTAATGGCATCAACGAAGCTGTCGAAGACGGCGCAGTGGTGAGGCTGGTATGACGGTCATCTATGAAAGCGGCTATACACTCCCGAGCGGCGACTATCCCCTGACGCACGCGCGCATTGCTCACGCTAACAACTGGCTGTCAGGCGGCACGGCAACGGCTTCCAGCACGGCCAGCGGCTACTTCGCAGACGCGCCGACGAATACGCTGACCTATGAGCGGTGGAAACCGACCAGCGCGACCGCCACTTGGGAATATGACCACGGCAGCGCAGCAGAGTGCGACTATTGCTGCATCGCGGCCCACACGATGGGAACCAACGGCAACAGCCTGACGGTGCAATATTATGACGGCGCGACATGGCAGAACCTTTGCGCATCTACGGCAATCACCACTGATGAGCCGATCATGGTGATTTTTGAGCCTGAGACGCGACAGCGGTGGCGCATTAGCATCAGCAGCGGCACGGCACCCGAGATAGGCGTCATCAAATTCGGCAGCGCGATGCAGATGGAGCGCCCGCTGTACGGCGGTCACGCACCGATCCCGATGGCGCGCCAGACAATCCTGCGCAGCAATTACAGCGAGACGGGCGAATATCTGGGCCGCGTGAAGCAGCGCAGCTATCTGACGACAGAATATTCATGGGAATATCTGACATCATCTTGGGTGCGGTCGAACTGGCCCAGCTTCCAGCTTGCGACAGAAGCAGAGCCGTTCTGGATCGCATGGAGGCCATCGAACACTGGCAACACAGACAATCAAAATGATGTGGCATATGCGCAGCTAGATGAAGTGCCGATCCCGGCATACACTGGCGTCAAGAACTACATGGAAGTCAGCATGAGCGTCAGAGCGCGAGGGTATGAATAATGCCCACCTATCCCGTAGGTCGTGAGCCTGTCCAGATCGTTGAAATATTGCAGCCGCTTTGCGGCAATGTGTTCGGCGTGGCTCCCTGCACGGCTACAGGCACGGCAGATACCAAGTGCTACAACACGCGCGCCACTTGTCAGGATACGGCGAACTACGCCCTTGGCACGCCTCTGAGCCTGTATTTCACCAAGGGGCAGGCACCCGCCGATCTGTTGGGTCTGGACTACGTTTTCCCGGCGCTTATTTCAGTCAGCACAAGCCCAACAAAAGCCAACCTCGCAGGCGCAAACAGCGATGCGAAGGGGATCGGCAACCGGGCGGTCTGGACAATCCGCTTTGCAGACTTCCAGCACACGGATCGGCTGGTTGATCCGTATATCAGCGGCAGAAGCTGGAACCCGCTGGACGCCTCTCGCGGCAGCTTCTGGCCGCGCTGGCTGGTGCGTAATAAGTACCGCACCAACATTCAGGTGAAGGTCTACGAAGGCTATGTCGGCCAGACGCTCGCGCAAATGAGCGTGCGATTGTGTTTCGTCACGGGCATCAGCAAGCAGAACAGCGCTGGCGATATTACGATGGAATGCAAAGACGTTCTGGCGCGGATTGAGGAACGGCAGGCGCAGGCACCCATTCTGTCGCCGGGTGTTGTATATGCAAACATCAATGACAGCACGACCAGCATTGAGGTCGCTAACGCAGTCGAGGCTGATTATGACGTTAGCGGGACGTTGCGCATTGGTGACGAACTGATGACGTACACCGCGCGGGCCACATCTACGAATGGCATCACATTCACGGGCGTGACGCGCGGCACGGATAACACAACGGCAGCAAGCCACAATGCAAACGCGGCTGTCCAGCAGTGCATCCGGTATGAGGATGCGATGGTGACTGACACCATCGTTGATCTGCTGGAGACGCGCGGCGGCATCCCTGCGGCCTACATGACTGATCTAAAGTCAGGCGGGTCTAGCTACAACGAAATCACCGCGTTTCTGTCATCGGTGCGGTTTAACCGGGTTCTGACTGAGCCATATTCGATTGCTGAACTGATCGCGGATATGGCAGAGCAACTGCAATTCGTGATCTGGTGGGAAGAGACCGAGCAGCTTATTAAGGCGCGCGTTATTAAGGGATACGACGAAGCGCCCGATACGCTGACGGAGGAGAACCACATCATATCCGGCACGTTCTCTATGAAGGACTTGCCACGGCAACGGGCCTCGCAGATATGGGTCTACTATCTCCAGCGCGATTACACGGCCAGCGATACCGAGCCGACGAACTATGCCGAGCAATACGTCATCGCCAATCTGGAAAGCGAGACGGAAGAATTGTACGGCACGCCGAGCATTCGGACGATCTTCGGAAGCTGGATCAGCCAGAGCATCGTGGCGACCAACACGGCCACGCGCATCACCCGGCGCTACAATGAATTGCCAACGCAGGCGACACTGCGGGTGGACATAAAGGACGGCAGCTATCAGATCGGGGACACGTTCCAGATTTCGCACCACCTCGATGTTGATGAGTTTGGCGAGCGGCGGTTGCGCATCTGGATGGTGGCAAGCCGCGAAGAGGTGGTTCCAAATGAGATTGTGGAGTATGTTGTGGAGGACACAACGCTTTACGGTCGTATCTATTATGTGATGGCAGCGGGCAGCGGTAATTACAACCCGGCGAGCGTGCCATTCAAGAGCGGCTATATCGGCAATGCAAGCGGCGTCCTGAGTGACGGCAGCAGCGCAGCGAGGATGGGATAAATGGCGACTTATACGGCAATCACTGACGCAGAGATTGATCAGGACAGCCCGATCACTCAGACCCTGATGACGAAGTATCGGGACAATTTGACGGCGGTTTATGAAGGTGACGACACCGCCCCGCGCATTCTGTCTCCTGCGCTTGGGCTGACATATAAAACTGGGTTTGCAACTCGCACTAGCAACGGAACCAGCACGGTTGTCACTCTGGACACCACGGACCTAAGCAACTTGGCTGATATGACGTTGGCGCTTGTGACTGGACACATTGTGGTTTCTTCTTCCTCAAACGCAACCGTTCAAGTCAATTGTAATAGGGCAACACCAACACTCTTGGAAGAGGTCTCTATTGGAGCGGCAACCGTGAACAAGTCCTTTTCAAGGATCGTTACACTAAGTAGCAACACATCCATTTCTTTGTCGTTTGACTTTAGTGAATCAGGAACATCATCAGCGACAGTCTACGGTGAAATCCTCATCCTAGGACGCTAATTGCCCCAACCCCGATTTTCTGGCATACTCGCCGCATCTAACCACAGGAGGCCAGCATGGCTGTCACGATCTCGCTGTATAACCAAACAGCAAAGTTGTTCGCGGAGGGATCGAACGCCTCCGGGGATTCCTACAAACTGAAACTCTATGCGTCCGCGACTTTTGCCGCGACTGACACAACGCTTGCAGGCATCACAGGGACGGAGGCCACCACCGGCACCGGCTACACGGCAGGCGGTCAGGCTCTGGCGAATGTGGCTGTCACTACCGTGACGACCAACGATGCTAAATTCGACGCGGACGATGTGACGTGGACCGCATCGGGCGGCAGCATCGCAGCGGCATACGGAGTGATTTACAACGACACGGATGCCAACGATCCGCCGATTGCTTTCATTGACTTTGACGGCACGCAGACGGCGGGTGACGGTACAGACTTCAAGGTGGTGTGGAACGCCAACGGCATCTTTACGTTCACTGTCGCTTAACCACGGATAACCACGGAGGTGTTGACCAATGGTCAAACTCGTTAACCGCGCCAAGGTCAGCACCTCCAGCACCGGCGCTGGCACAATCACCCTCGGCAGTGCCGTTTCGGGCTACCAAACATTCGCATCGGCTGGCGTCACTGACGGCCAGACCGTGCGTTACGTTATTGAGGATGGTAGTAACTGGGAGATCGGCACAGGCACCTACACGGCCTCTACCACTGAGTTATCGCGGACGCTGGACGAAAGCAGCACAGGCAGCTTGTTGAACCTGACAGGCTCTGCCGTGGTGTTTGTCACGGCGGCGGCGGCTGATCTGCAAGAACTGATTACATTTGCGGAAACTTTCGCCTTACCGACTTCTGACGGAACAACAGGTCAAGTGCTTCAGACCAACGGCTCTGGCACACTAACTTTCGCGGACGCTGGTGGAGGTGGCAGTCTTGAGTTGTTGGAAGTAGTTACCTGCAATAATACGTTTAGCGCAGTTGATATTGATCTTCCCGCTTCTTATAGTGCGTTCCTGCTAACTTTTAATGATGTTCGTGCAGCGTCTTATGTTTTTACGCGAATGACGGTTTCAGAAGACGGAGGTTCAAGTTTTTTGTCCTCTAACTATGCGGCATATTCAAGGAAGCAACTTCTTTCATACGGTACAACAAGTACCTCGGATGTAAATGTTACAAGCCTAAGCATGTTTCCGTTTGTGCAGCACAGAGA